GATTGTCCAATCTTCATAAGTTCTATCACCAGCTACTTTGATTTTACGTCCCATATATGGAACTTCAATCATACCTAAAGTAGTAGCAGGTAATTGAGCTGCTTTACACATAAAATCAAGGTTTTCCGGCATACCAAAACCAGACACTCGGAAAAGTGTAGGTCTTGCTAAACTAGCGAATGCGCCTTTGAAATTAGTTACGTCCATAATTTACTCCTTAACCTATTAACTCGTTGAAATCAACACCTGTCTTAGTCGCAATAAACGATAGGACAATGTTTTGGATTGAACGGGCTGGTTTAATGTAAATTTCACATCTGAATTCACCTGCATCAATAACTTCTGGAGTGTTAACACGTTCATCAACAATAACAGCGTAATCATAAACACCACGGCGACCTTTAACATCACGTAAGAATGGTTCTACCATTTGATAGAAACGGTTACGAGTGAAAGTATCATTGAATTCAAATAAAGAGTATTTACTTGCTGTAGCGATAGCTTTTTCAAGTACAATAAACAATCTACGGACATTAATAAATCCAAATGCAGAAGGTTTAATGATGAAAGTTTTATCACCATATAAAAGTGTACCATCACCCTTAGTTGTCATTACAGCATTAATACCGTTTTTGTATAATTCGTCACGTTGAGCTTTAGATGGTTGATATGCCAACTTCTCAACATTTTTAATTTGTCCACGGTTGTATCCAGCAGGAGACCACCACGGATCATTAGTATTATCAGTACGAGCACATAAACCAGCGATATCACCGTTAAGTGGTAACCAACGGTATACGTCATTATACTTATCATATTGGTATTTGTAGTTACCATCCATTACCGCATAAGTTGAAGCTATAGAAGGTTTAGCAGCTACAATAGTTGTAGCTGGTCCCGCCGCTTTTGCATCAGCTTCTTGTGGAGACATAAATGCCATACAATCTTTACGAACATCAGCGATATTTTGAACAATCCATGTTGCCATAGATACATCAGCACCGCCGGTCATAATTAAATTGATATCAACTTCTTCCGCGTTATCTAATTGAGCCCAAGATATTTGTTTGGCAGCGTTATCAGGCGCTCCCTCAAGTCCAGATACACATGGTAGTGTATGACCATTATGTGCAGCAGACATAGTAATAACTTGTGACCATATATCAGGAATACCATCCGCGCCAGGCGTAATTAAATCAGATTCCAAATTATCAGCTAATAAGTTAGTTGTAACAACATATATGTAACTTGAGTTACGATTGATAACTGTATCAGCATAATTACTATTACCAAGATGATCGAGAGCAGTAGTAACTGTACTTATTGTATAATTTTCTACTACGATATCTTTATGTGTAACAACTATCCAAATATCGCCAGCGGTATCAGGAGCATAATCAAAGTTACTATTGTAATTCCAATTATCAAATGCGGTAGCTTCAGCTAACATATCTTCATATGATAATAGGTATACATCAATATCGTTACCATAAAGGCCAGGATATTTTGCATAAATCGCACCGCTTAAAGCAGCACTAGCTTTCTTAGCTTCAAAGTCATCGTAATTTAATACAATTTCTGGTGTACCTAAAGCAGCACCTAAACTATCGCAAGCACCGTTTTTTGCGGTTGCTTGATCTATTGAACGTACAACACGTAAATCATTACCGTAAGCTAAAAAGTTTGCTGCTGAGAACCAATCTTTTGCGTTAGCATTATTTGGTACATCAAACACTTCTACTAATTTATCTTCTGACGAAATAATACGTCTCTCGTCAACAGGGCCCCATGCGAAGTCGCCAACGATTGCACCGATAGAAGTAGCTACAGCAGGTACAGAAGTAGTTAAATCAACTTCTTGTACTATTACTGATGGAGATAGACTAAATGGCATATTTTCCTCCAATTCCTTGTTTAATCATTATTCTTTACCTTTTAAAATATATATATTTTATAGTACTATTTATAAAAACCGCGTATTTATTTTTTAGAAACCTTTCATATCTGGGTCATTTCTATCATAAGGATCAAATCCTTCATGTGTATTATTAAAACTACTTCCCTCAAAATGATCTACACCATTACTAATAAGTGGTGGTGGTAGTACATCTTCTTCAATATCTTTACGGTTATTATTTAATAGTGTTTTTGAAACACTCATCTCGTAAATTTCTTCAAATTGTGTAGTTGAAGTAGCATACGCCATATTTACGATTGACATCACAATGTCATCAAATTTACCAACTTCCGCTTCATAAGAATTAGCTTTTTTAACAAAAGTACTAATTTCATTTATCGTATTTTGGTCTTGTATTATAAGCTTTTGATCACGAATCAATTCTTTGAATATAGAACAACCTAAAGATTTAGTTTTCTTTGTTGTTCTCATACCTAATTTGAATTTAGTTTTCTCATTCATGGTACGAAGAGACATTACATTTTCATACTCTAAATCAAAATTAAAATCATTTACTACTTGAGAACCAATATCATTATTCTCAATTAAAACCCACGCTGTATTATATTTTGTTGCTATTCTCAGAATCACTTCTGGAAGAAATATTGGTGATATTGTATTATCTCTATATATAGCAACCTGTTTAAAAGGGTATACTGATATATCAAATACATTTACAATACTATAATCTAGACCTAACCCTTGTCCACAATCAACACTTATAAAGTATTTATGATCGTGTATAACTTCTTCATATACAGAATAATGTTTATCTTGCTTTTTAATTGGATCAGCAGATACCATAGCATTTAAGTAAGTACTACCTATCAAGGTATCACTACTACCTAAGAATTGATTTTCGTGTTCTTGAGCAAATTTCTCTTCTGATGTATTTGCTATTGTCTCAGCTTTCCATTTCTCATCACGACCAGGAACAGATTTCCAATCTATTTCGAATGGTGAGAAAGTAGATTTACCAGCTACCGCATCTTTCCATATTTTATTATAATGATTCATACCATGTGCGGTAGATACCATTATAATTTTTGTAGTTTTACCTGATGAAATGGTTGGATATACAGAAGTATAAAATTCATCCCATAAATTATCATCAATAAAAGCTGCTTCATCAATGAATAAAGCGGATAATGAATCACCACGAACCGCATCACCAGATGTACTTGATGCTTCGATAATACAACCATTTTCTAATTCAATAGAACCTTTGTTCCATTCTTTAACGCCTGATTGTATCCAGTGTGGTAAGTTTTCATACGCTAATTTAAGTTTACCTAATATCTTACGTGCTGTAGCACCTTTATTAGCAATAATACCTAAACGTTTATAGTCGTTGAATAATATGAAATGTAACATCCACGCTACAGTAGTGATTGATTTACCTACTTGTCGTGAACATAAACTAACGCTAAAACGATTATCATTGATATTGTTAATGAAATCCTCTTGGAAATCATACATATCAAAATCAATTAATCCACGATCAACATGAACGATTTTAATATATGTTCTAGCAAAATATACGATATCATTTTTGCATTTTTCAAACTCGTCAATCATTTCAGGGGTGTAAATCATTTTTACACCCTCACGCTTTATCTTAGTATTACCTAAGTAGCACTTATGTTTACGTAATTTTACACCTTGTATATGCATTATTTATTTTTATTGTTGATGATAGTGTTTAATTCTGTAGCTGTCAAAGGGATACCTTCTTCCTCTTCATCACCCTTTGTTTTAGTAGTTTTTGGAGATACACCAATAGGACGTGCAATTTCTTTCATTTGCTTTTGAAGTTTTATTAGATCATTAGATAGATCAGCTATTGATTTTATAAGAGTTGAGAATACTTCAAACGTTCTAGGAGATTTATCATCTTGTAAAATTTGTTCCATTTTTGCTAGAGCAAATCCACCACTACTAATCAAGTTTTTTAGAGTATCACGAGAGTACTTGTAGTCTTCTATAAGGTCTTCATTATTACCCGTATATGTAATAGTTGGTTTATGTTCAGTCTTAGCTAGTAAGTCCTTATCCTCTCCTATAAGCTCATTAGCTATATCTAGAATATCATTCATTTTATGTATTGTTTCTTGTTTCATTATATAAAGTACTTTTAATTAGATAATTGATTGAATTCTTTAAATCCTTTGAACCCTTCTGGCAATCCTTTATGACTAGTGGAAGCGAAATCCTCAAGATCTTTTTCTGTCATACTGTCAGCAATTTTTTTAACTTCTGAGCTGATACATTCACCAGTTCTCTTACAATGTAAAGCTGCTCCCATAAGTTTTTGTTGTGATTGTGATGTTGCTGGCATTGTACTGTGTCCTATACTTTGTATGTTTTAGTTCGTGTCATAAAGTTAGCTTTACGCATTATTGTTTTTGGAATTAAATCTAACTCTTTATTTTTATCATCCCATTTAACTATAAATGGAATATTAATTTTAGATTGAATATCCTTTAACATAGCTTCTACATCAGGTTTTAAATTCTTAAATTGTTCTTTATATTTAACGAATTCTTTTCTAAAAAGATCACGTATCTCTCTAATAGTTATTCCAGGATTATTTCTATTATCATTTATGCGATCTATGAAATGTCCTCTAAAATCAATATCTATATTAATTTCAGAAAACAGTTTATCTAATACTTTCTCAAGCTCATTAATTTGAGATTTAGTTACTTGTATCTCTTCTGCTAAATATTCTTTAAACTTTTTCATCTATATATACTCTTTCTAATAACCTTGGGTATCTCAATAAATCTACAGGTGATACTCTATGAGAACCTTCACCTAAAGTATGACCTATTTTGTTAAAAGCCGAAGCAATAATTTCTGAACAAAACCACTTATCTTTAGAATTCCAATCTCTTTTTGGAATTGCGAATCCTACTATAGATAACCAATCATATTTCGATCCAATATAATTTTCTATATGCTCTAAGAATCTCGTTCTTTCTTCTTTATCTTCAACAGTATGTTTATATAATTCATAATAACTATTTGTATTTTGCTGTCTATATAATAAACCACCATCAGGTACAGAACCCAATACTATATTGTTATTATCATCATCAACTGAAGGAGATACAACATCAACATGACTAAATTGAGAGAGTGTTAATACTCTAACAATAATACTACCTAACCATTTAAAAATATATTTTGGGTCTTTTTTAATTTCATCTATAGAAAAAGGATGATAAGAAAATGCTATAAATATATCTTCATTATCTATTTTAATAGAAATATTATTCACTAAAAACCACCACTAGTAAATGGAGGATTACGTTCTGTAGTACCTGTACGCGATTTAACATAATGTAAATCAACTTGCATTAAGAAAGCATCTACATTTGTAGTATCTTCAGCATCAGTGGAATCTCTCCACACTCTACCTAGAAGGATACCATCTGGTTCTAAATTATATGTTGATGCTGATACAATCATATCATCATCATCAGTTATGTGGTGACTGTATTGAGCATTTACCGCATGTATTGTTGATAAAGTAACAGGTGCTCCAAAACCTTCTTGCTCATATCCTTTTGCATAAGTAAAATCTATATTCCATTTTAAATTTCCTGTTGGAGCGACATGGTTATGTGACCAATGTAAATGAAAATACATATCAGAATTGGGTTTCATATCATGCATAAGATGAATCATGAAATACCCTTCCGTAACTTGGGGAGCATTTGGAAATTCATGAAGATAAATCCCATCCCTAAATAATTCTACAGTAGGAGCACTATTACCTGAACCACCACCAATAGTATTAATATTTACTTGATAATCATCATATACATCATCAAATGTAAATAATCGTTTTAGTAAGTTACCAATTTTAGTTTTAAATGTTACAGGGGAAGCATTAGTATCTTCTATAAGAAGAACATCTGTTAAATCAGGAGTTACTTTTTCTCCAACCTGTGTAATTGTTTTATTCGCCATTTCTTAATAAGCCTTTTCTTTAGATATAATAAAATCACCATAACTAGTTATAATACTGTCACCATTACCATCCACTAGATAGCTGTATTCTCTTTCTGTAATTGTACCCAATTCTATCGGAGTTGAAAAATCCATATCATCATGAAAATCAACAATAACATTTTCAATAATCTGTGGGGTACTAGAAGGTTTATAAAATAGACCTTTTGCTTCAAAAGATAAATTCCATTGAACTAATCTATTATTATCAAATCCTTCTTCATAGTTATCTTCAAATGATATATCATTAAGAGCAATCGGAACATCAATAACTTCGTCTACCATATTTATCGGAACGTTTAATTCAGGAGTAAACCAAGGAATTATTTGTTCAATAATTTGAAGTCCATCTTCTGTTTTATTAGCATATACTGATAGATTAAAATTATATACATATGGTACAGGATTCCAACGTTTATCTCTTAAATCAGGATTATCACCGTTTGGTTTTATTTTATATTGTAATGCATTAATTTGTCTACTAGGATCATATGTTAATGATTCTAATACAAATGTTATAGTTGGTAATGTTATGTTAGTTGTTATGTCTTTATTTAATGCGTCATTTCTTAATTTAGCAATAAAATGTTGTTTACTTGCATATACAATAGGTACTTTAATCGCTTTTTGAGGTACACCACCACTATCATATTGATATAATATAATATTATTAAATAATGTTCCAAAAGATGCAACTATCTTACGAGCTGAACCATGATAAAAATGACTTTTTCCATTTTGAGTAATCATTTAAAAATTTCCAAATGGAGAACTTTCTGAGAAGTCAATTATAGTATCTGCTTCTGTTTCTATATCAGCATTACTACTGAGAGGATCAGCTACAGTAGGTTCTGCAGCGTTTGGATCAGCAACTAAATCTACAACATTCTCTTCAAGAGCAATATTTAATTCACTACCTGATACTAAATCAGGATCTATATCAGCTAATGTAGTAATTGTTTCGTGAGAAAAATCAAATAATTGACATTTAATCTTCCATGTATATAATTTACCATGAGTATAGAAATTTTGTAATTCATCTTCCGCAAATTTAATCTCAAATAAAGCATTAGCCGTAGGCCAATAAACTAGATCACCTTCCATCGGTTTAGGTAACCCTGTCTCTTCTGTAAAACGTGGAACACTTACAGTAAATTCTATTTGGTCTGTTACATTAATTCCAAATTGAGCAAGTATATCATCACCTTGATATCCATCAAAGCTATCTATATACATTTCTATTTGATACTTATCATCGAAAGAGGATAATATATCCTCACCAAAGAGAGTATCAACTGATTCTACGGTTCTTGGAAGATACCATACATCCACGCCAGTAACTTGAATACATTCATCGGTTATTCGTTGTAGAAGGTCAGACTCGTTATCTTGTCCTGTACCATGCTGATTAAAATACTTATTAACTGCCATTAGCCGATTAAGATCTCATCCATTCCTTCATAACGTTGAGCAAATTCAATTTCTAATTGATCCATTTCCTCTTTACCTTGTTGATAGATTTCACTACCACGCATAGTTATACCACCAGGAAGTTGAACACCATCATATTTTGATGTATTCATACCCCATTGCATTTTAATAGATGCAGTTGTATAACGCTGTAGCCACATATCTTCAAATATTTCTACATCGTCTTGAGTAAGAGCACGATAACCTTTTAATACTACAAAATTATTTTTGAATAAACTAACAGCACTATGAATAAAGAATGTTTCTCCTGCTCCCGTAGCTGACGCTTCTGTACGAATATTTAACACTAAATCATTAATATGATTAGTATTAAAAGTACCTGTAACAAAGAATTGTTTCCACTTTGTATCTAATGTAATAGGAGTAGACTGAACAACTGTTCCATCTCTATCTGTTAATTCTAATATAACATTACCAGTATAACTACCAGATTTTAAAATTATTTGAGATGTATAAGTACCACGTACATAAAATTTAGTATCTACTGTTTGAGTAATACCAAATGTATTCACACTATCACTTGTGATAGTAGAACCTTCTAATTCACCATTAGGATATAATTCATCATTTACTGTTAATATAGAATTGGTTGTTGTCCAATCACCCATATCAATTGTGGCACTTAAAAGATTACCAGAACCAACACTTGTTAGACCATCTCTAGGATAAAATTTATTTGAAGCTTTATTGAATGAGTAAGAATTGTTTGGTTTACCAGTGATTATATTTAATGTATTAATATATGATTGAGTCATATAATAATCTAATAATCCACTACCACCCATTAATCCACCGCGTCTATGATATTCTTCCATGAAGTTATATTCAGCTTGGTCAAATATTTCTACTGAGGTTGATTTTTTATTATTTAGATATTCTGTCACAGCAACAATATCACCATCAATAGTAAGGTAACCTTTGGTTACATCTGATGGGAGAATTGTTTTCTTGAAGTATATTTCTTCGACACCATCAAAGTGACGCTCAACAAAAAATTTAATCGCGTCATTAACACGATCTTTCGTTTGAGTTTCATCAACTTCGATGTTTATTACAGGTTTACCAAGTTTACCCCTTATCGAGTTGCAGCTATAACGATAAACGCACTTGAAGTAGCTGTCATAGTAGCACCAACAAATTGAAGTTCTTCATAAGTACCTTGAATAAATACAGGAACTTTAGCTGTTAAATCAAATTGACCGATTTGTTGAAATTTAGAACCAACATTATCTCTATCTACTTTAGCTAAGATTGTTATTGTTCCTGCTGCAGGAATAACAGCACCATCAATAACTTGAAGTGTTAATTTTGTGTATGAATTAGTTCCAGCACCTTTACGATTGAGATTAAGCGTAATAGTAGCATCAGTAGTTAATTCAACTGTTGTAAATTTATGATTCATTTATTTTTTACCTTTTTTTCATCTTTCTTTGTAGAACGGTAAGCGTTTAACGCTGTATCTCGTTTTTCTACTTCTTTCTTTAAAATTTCTATTGAAGAAACATAAGATTTAGCAATCTTAGGATAATCTTTTTTATCCTTATCACTCAATGATTCAATAGGTAAAGAAGCTTTCTTAAATTTAGGTGGTGGAGTTACCTCAGCGGCAACAACAACTTCAACCTCAATATACTTGTATTTATACTCAACGGTTGTACAACCAATTAATAAAGTAGATAAAAAAGCAATCATAATTATTTTTTTCATTTCTTTTTCCCCTGATCTACTAACCACGACATGCTTCCTTCGCATGATTTAGGAACTTTAGCGTTAAGTATTTTATTTATTTTTACATTATATTTTTCTTCAATATCACCGATATCTTCAGTAAGATTTCTTACTCTTTCTTCAAGAGCTTCACCTTTAACTCTCCATTTATCTATGGATATGTTTTGTTTACCTATAAGTTCATTACAGCTAACTACTTCGGCTTCTTTATTCTTATAATTAACTTCACATGTAGTTAATTCATCTCGTTTATCAAGATATAAATTTGCTGTGATAGTATTAGTACCAATTAATATAGCAATTACTACAAAATGCCAGTTTTTTATTAAAAATTTCATCCACATATTTTATTTACCTTTCATAATCATTATTTGATTTTGAATTACCAGAGTTGAAATAAGCAGGTACTAAAAATGATGCTATACCAATAACAGAAGCTATAATACTTGCATGTTGAGTAGTGATTTTCGCTTGTAATAAAGACCAATCTACAACATAAAATACTAAAAAAGCATATCCTAACATAATTAATCTAGGAATTACTCTTAGTTCATTAAGTGTTTTAGCTATTTTAGACCAATCCATTACTATTCCTTAGTCAAATTTGTTAAGAGCATCTTCAATAACTTTTATCTTTTTCTTCCAAGCTGATTTTGCTCCACCTTGGCCTGTTATTCTCAAGTAATTTTCGATTGTCTCTAATTTATTAAATGATTTCCACATTTCTGTAACGGCTTCATCAACCATTTTATCAAATTCTTTCTTATCGAAAGATTTTGCTTCATTTATAAATTCACTAAGAGATTTCATTAATCCAAACCTAATTTATTCGCTTTTGATTGATCCCATATAACTTTAGGTTTACGTTTAGATGTGTCAACACTCCACGGAGATTTATCACCAAAAACTTTTTGCCATAAAGGTTGTTGAGCTGAGATAACCTTTTGATGAAACTTTTGCATATCAGGAGATAAACCACCACCACTTAAACTTGCTGTTATATTAGCATATTCAAGTAAATACTCAGCATCATATTGAGATGGATATTTAACCCTTGCTTCTTCTAAATGTTCTTTTACTGATTTCATTTATAATCTTCTGCATTCAAACCTGATGTGAATTTATCTAAAGCTTTCATAAACTTGTTAGCTACTTCTTCATCAGATAATGCAATTCCTTTAAGTAGTTGCACAGCTTTCATTTGTTCTTCATTAGAACCAGCCCATGAAGTTGTAATAAGTTCAGAAATAACGCCAGAAGCTTTACCTTCTTCATTAATCTGTTCTACATCTTCATTAAGTTGTTTATACAGAATTTCAAATGCTGTATGAGATTCAGATTCTTCTTCTGATTCAGACTCTTCGCCTTTTTCTTCTTCTTTAATATCTTCTTCTTTCTTTTTCATATCCATAGCTTCTGCTACGAACTCGTTATAAGTTTTCATTTTTAAATCTCCAGTCGTTATGTTATATACTTATTTATATTAATCGTTATTTTAATCCTACAAACTTCTTAATTGTTAGTACTTTCTTATATAGCCAGTTTCCAGCAGTACCATTTACATATGATGATATATCTTCACCCCATGTTTGAGTGGTTGTTAGACGAGGTACGGAAAGGTCGGTTACAATTGAAGGTACAGCAGCTTCATTAACAACGTATACTGCTCCACGAACAACAATACTACCACCATCACAACTTACATCAATCAATATTTCACCAACATCAAAATCCCAACAGTTAAACGTTCCAACACCACAATCAAATACTTTAACAGCACCACCATGATGTCT